GCCCTGCAATTAACACGCATCGGTCACGCTCTGCTAACCATATTTGTATAAATTCGGGTCTGTAGCACCACCAATACACGCTGTGGTTGCAATTACTGATGCAATGCCCGACTTCGTGTGTTAAGCAAAACTCGCAACCTTTCTTGATTTGCACGTCCACACTTGTGACAATACCTGTGTTTGGGATAACTTGCATCGTAGTCAGTCCGTACACATCAGCGAGTGTCGGGTCATAATACTGAAAGTCATCGACTACCCTTATGTTGGTATTTTGAAGGACAAGGTTTTGCTGTACGTTGCTTGGTTGTCTACTCCACTCGTACAATAATGGGTAGTTTATTTCTGCCTTTGCCTGTACCGTCATTAAGATACAGGCAAGGATAAATGTTGGTATTAAGCGTTTCATGGTATTTCCTTATCGGATGCCGTATATTTTTCTTAAACCGTATTCATCTGATAACAAATCTGATGCTGTTACTACGAACTTATTACCTTCCGATTTGTACTGCACCTGTATATTTCTTGAATCCGTGTTATACCTAAAACGGAACAGAAAATATGTGCTATTTGCAACTTCCTTTGCCACAACAGGAAACATCTGAAAACCATCATTGGAATTATTACGAGCAAACATGAATATCAACTGATTGTACTTGCTCACATCTGCTGACAATGCTATTTCATCATTAACAGCTTTATAATTGTCTGCGGTACAGATAAGGTCACAAGTCGGTGCTATGTTTGTCAACTCAAGGTTGGTCATAGCAAAATCAGCGTATTCATCCGATGTATCTTCTGCTCTTTTAAGCAAGAGATTATTATAAGTCACATCACCGACTTCGCTTGTACCCGACGTGCAAAATAGGGATATATAATCTGTTGTATCGACAACAGTAAATTCAAGTGTAGCATGAGTGCCCGTTTCTATTGAACCTGTGCCTTGTCGTGTAGTACCGCTTGATTGTCTGATTGTCATAGCGGCATAACCACTTGTTATAGTTACGTCAGCAGAAAGGATATACCTTTCCCCTACCTTAAAACCAAGGTTTGAAAAATTAAGTCTTGTTGCCTTATATGTTCCTGCGGTATCAAGATATACTCTCTGTCCTGTTGCCGTATTTTCAAAAAGTGCCCCACTCGGTGCGATTACTTTTGAACGGTCATAAAGGTTATGCACCCCTGTTCTCGCATTATTCTCCCATATATCCTCTATCTCATCCTGTGTGGCAAGGGGATTTAAGGATGATGCTCCTTCGGGGATTTTTCCATTGATTGTTGAGACACTTGATGCTGTGGCATAAGAAGTCTCGTCAACGGTACCGTCATTCTTTAAAAGACCGGGTGTAGCAGACTTCTCAACCACATCCGTCATAGCACTTTGGACATAGCTTGCAATACCGCCTGCCCCTGCAACGGATAGATCGCTGTCGTACACAGACTTCTTCATGTCACCGTCGCCTGAACCACCACCTTTTGCTATGGCGTCAAGATACATTTCTTCTCTTGTTATAGGCTCGTCTGGTATCGTGACATTCTGCCCTGCTATCTTTGCTAAGTATGTTTCTTTCCTTGTTATCGGATTATTTGGTAGTGACATTTTTGTTCCCCCTTTTTATAAGCAAGTTAGTGTTACAGGTACTTGAAAGACAAACGTATCTCCCGCCTGAAATGATATGCCTGTCATTTTCCATCTCATAAAAGCTAAATTTAATCCAAAATAAAATTCTGTTCCGCTTGCTGTAAATGACCCCGCATACTCATATATAAAATGTTTGGGGTCTTCCTTGATTTTAGTGGCTGACATACTACCTACTGAACTGCCGTTTGCGTCCGTAAGAAAATTCCCTCCGATTCCTAAAAATGCTTGGTCTGTCGGATTATATGATTCTGGTACATGAATCTTAGCGTTTGTAAAATCTACCATTGCCATAGTTTTTTCCCCTAATTCCCTTCCACTTCTACTTCTACAACAAAGCTATATGTATCTCCCTCATTATATGTAATATTTGATACCTTCCATACATAATGGCTTTCTAAGTAGAAATAATTTCCACTTTTTGTAAATGTGCCTGCGTAATGTATTACAGCTTTTGTATTAGTGCCTACAAGTTTATTTTTTACTTGACCTGTTGTTATACTTCCGTCCTCAGAAGTATACAAAAACGCCGATTGATTAAGACCTATGTTATCTCCATAATGAAAAGGTCTTGTGTTTGGGTCATCATAATTACTTGGTTCTAATACTGCATTTGAAAAATCTACCTGTGCCATAATCTACTCCTTAAGGGGTATAATTTTTGATACTTGTTGTTACTGTTACATTTATCCCGCCACTTGAATAAGCGTCATAAATTCTTGTTTTAACGGTTACTCTTATTCCCGTCCTATCCCAAAATATTTTGCTTACCCCATTAACAGGACAGTATCCTTTGATAACTCTCTTAGATACATACTGTCCGTTTTCTTCAACGGGTGCATATATATCTGTTACTGCTTTTGAAATTGACTGCCCGCCACTTTGTACGGGTACATATACTCCATGTGCCATATTAAGCCTCGTATACTAAATACAATGTGTCGGAATCCAAAGGTTCACCTTCGCCTAAATCGCTCTGTGAAAGAATGATTTTTGAGAACGCTCTTTCCTGTATGCCCTCTACAAAATGGGTAAGTGATACCTTGGTGTAACCTGTGGAATCACAACGATATAAATCCTTACATTCCTCACCTTCGCCACCAAAGAAAGTTAAGTCGCCTTCTTCTCCGCTACCGCTTGGTGGAGTAAGATTTTCCTGTCCAATATACTTCTGAAAACCGCCAACCTGTCCTGACGTCGGGATCGTGTTTCCGTCAAAGGTAGGTACGCCACCACTCTCTGAAAACTTATCCAAAGTAGATTTATTGGAATGACTGTGCTTCTTAGAAACCGCATCGGCTAAGTCTGTTTCAGTCTGAGCATAGGTATCAAGCAAAGCCTTGTTTGAGTGGGTATGTGCGCTTGCGTTCAAAGAAGCTATATCCTCGATTATGGAAGATATATCACCACCTATGGAATCAATAACTTCCTGAACATCATCCCCTGTCTGTCCTGACGGTGCGGTTGCTCCCACCTGTGAAGCCTGTAAGGATTTAACCGCACTCCCTATGGCATCTAACAAAGCCTGTACCGTTGTTCCTACGAATCCCTGTGGTGCTGTAGCTCCCATTGATCCCGCCGCTGTTGCAGCTTCCAATTCATCAATCAGACGATTAACCGCATAAGCCACTATCTGTTTAGCGGGTGCGTCAAATTCTTCCTTTAACTCCTGTGCTGAAATAGCTGGCTGATTAGGTAATGTAGTCGCTCCACGACTCTTTAAATCCGCGTTTGTGATTTTGGTATATGACATACTACCACCCCTTGTAATTTCCGTTCTCGGTATATTCGAGAGCTAAGTTGATTAAGCCTAAAGGCTCGTTTCTCATGTCGTTCTCTATCCTGAAACGTGCTTTATCCACTCGTCTTACGCTGACCTTTGCCCTGATGACTTTATCCGTCTTATCCGTACTAAACGAAAATCTCTCAAAGTCAACGTGTTCAAAGTCAAAGTAAATCCCGGATAACAAATCCTCTTTGACAAACTTCCATAACCCAAACTTCCTTGTCCATAATTTGACTGACGTTCTCAATGCCGCCCTTATCCTTATGGCAAAGTATTTGAAGTATTTGTTCTTGTAGAATAAATTACCGTCAAGATCGCAAGTCTCCCAGCAACAGTAAATCGGATAGCCGTTGTCGTTGTAACTCTCCAAAGAATCTATGTCAGTTTCAAACGCACAAATCTGTCCGCTCTCTGTACCTATATATAAGGCTCCATCCTCTACCCACATGATGTAAGCGGGAACATTGGTACAATAGAATCCTGCGTACTGTCTTGTTGCGTAAGGCTCTGACCGGTCTGTTCTTGTGGCCTGTAAGCCATCTAAGATATAAAGTTTCTCATTTACCGCTAAAACGTATTGGTCTTTATAGATGACCGCTTTAGCTCTCTCAAGATTGTGTTCTTTGGTTAAAGCTCCGTCTAAGTAGAAAGACCTTTTCTGCGAATACTTCTCACCCGTTATGTCTTGTGGGGTAATCGCATACACACCCATCTTTGTTAGGAATAAAGGCTCTGTCGGTAAAGCACCATACGCATACGGTGATACCACGCCGTCACCCAACAAAGTGTTTATGAGTCTGAATACGGGGTCCGCTACTCCTGTTATATCGTTATCAACTAATTCGCCCTGCCTTATGAAAACTGCGGGTGAATTGTCAAGCTTATTCTTAAATGTGGCCAAGTAGTTATTTACTAACGCATATCCCACAATCGAAGAAGACGCATTTCCTATTACCGAATACCCTGTATCAGGGAAATATGTAGGATCGTTCTGTTGTGAGAAGAAATCCCAATTCGGATAATCAGGATTGCCACTCAGGAAAAGTCTGTCCATCGCACCATTAACACCATATAAAGTGCCTATGGTACATTTTGTGACTCTGTTCCTATATCCGCTTACTGTTTTATAAGCCAGGATTTTTACATTGTCTTCACCAGAAACATAGCTCTCACCCGGCGCTACGTCGAAATGTATCTTTCCTGTTGCGCGGGTAACACTAAAGTCTGTGTTTTCTACCTTTAATACCCATGTTCCTGAACTGTTTAATACCCAAGCTTTAACCTCTGTATTATCAAGATCACTAAAGGACAAATAGAAATCCTGTTCTGCGGCTTCATCATGGGTTACTGTGAACTGCTCATAGAATCCCGGTTGAAGCATATTTAAAGGCTCATAGGATGTACCACCACCTTTAGGGCTTTTGCTTATCGTCACTAAAGGAATATAAGCGTCTGTCCCTATCGGTGCTATTGTCCCTGAACCCGCTGTGTACTGATATATGTCGCTGCCGTCGATAATGAAAAGTTTATTGTTTATCTGCCATGCCTGACTTATCTTCTCATTTGCGGTCGTGTAAATCTTTGTTATAACGTCGCTTGACTTGTTGTATCTGTAGAAGTCCTTGCCCACATGGATAATGTCTTCTATATTGCTTCCTGAGATTAACTGATGACATCCGTAAACAGTCTTTAAAGAATCCGTCTTAATCCATTTGCCGTCGTAGTCTTCCGGTGCTATCGTCCAAGGAAGCGCAATAAAACCGGCAAGGTTATTTGCCGATGTTGTACTGCATATCCTTAAATTCTTTATAAAGAAATATTCCCCTGTGGTTATTGAAATCCTTACACGATAAGGCTTTTCTCTATCGGTATCAGGAGTATTTGAGAAAAAGGTCACATGATCCTCAAACTCACCCTCAATGTCATAAGACAGAGGATCCCCTGTCATGAAGTCAAGATATACTGTGAAAGTACCTTTTGCTTTTATGTCCATGCATACGGCGTACAAACAATCCCCATTTATCAAAGGAATGTAGTCATCGTATACGGGAAACGTAATGTCTGTGTCGCTTACCTCAAAATATCTTTTATACTCAGGGATAGTATTTTTAGCCCTGTTCACATCGTTAGTAGGGCTGAATAAGAACTTTGTCTTGTACCCTGTTCTTTTCCTTACTTTTCCCGGAACTAAACGAACCATGTTCTCTGCATTAGGAGAACGTACTTCATCCATCGTGGTTTCGGAATTGGTCATGTCAACGCCAAGGAAATTCTCTATGTTATAGATTTGTCTTTTCGGTGACATCTTTGTATTAGCACTAAAACTAACCGCCATTAAATCCACCCACTCTCAGAAGTCCATTCTTCAAAAGCATTTATGTTAGCTGAATTGACCAGCCTTTCAAAGCCTACCTCAAATTCATTTCTGTAGGCTGTGGCAATACCCATATCATCATCCTTATATAACTCTGAGGCCATGTATAAAGGCAACAGAGTATACACTTCGGGATCAATAGGCAAAACATAGTCATCATCCGTCAGCTTTGTTAAAACTTCGGGATATGCCCTGTAGTAAACCGTAAAGGAGCCTATCATATCACGGTCTAATACAAGCATCTTTGTGCCTTCCTGATAGAAGTCTGATGTTTGTAAATACTTCTGATATGCCCCTTCATAGTAAATGCCCTGCGGGTCGATCATATAGAAATCAGGAGCTAATGCCTTCATGTCGTACTTTATCTTGTCGGTAAACGGTACAACGTCATCTGCTGTCGCAAAGCTCTCTTTATATATGGCTATGTTTTTTAATCCCATTGGATAAAGTGTTGTGAACTCAAACTTGACGGGCTTTTTCAGAACGTTAGATATAAGCCCCTTGAATACCTTATATGTCTTACTGTTTAAGGTAAGTGTCTCTACTAAGGTATCATCAACGTAGATTTTGCAAGTGCCTGTCCCGGCACACTCAAAATAATATGACTGTCCTTCATCTGCCTGGTATGAATATGAGTCATTAAACTCATGTATAGGATAATAGACAGACTCGGTTAAAAGGTTCTTTATATCCAGATGGGTTATCTTAATCTCTTTCGTAATGAACTTCCCTGCGGTCGCAAGTAAAGCCAAGCCTTCATTGGCAACGTGAGGCATAGCCCCTATATAACCCGATGTGGATTCGTCTTTTATTATCCTGTCTTCTGCCGCAAACATCTTCTGTAATGTGGCAAGCTGTAAATCATACCATGTACTCATGTTTAACCCTCTAATCTTGCGATTAAGTCTGCTTTAGAGCCTGTTGCATCAAGCCCCTTCTCTGCACACATTTTCTTTAACTGTGCATACGGTACGGAACTGAAATCGGTTTCCTCTTTCACTTCCTGTACTTCTCCGTACAGGTCATCAATCTTGATAGCCTGACTTTCGTAATTCTCTCCAACAACCTTTAGAACTTTGTAAGTGATGTTATAGTCCTTAAACGTATCACCTACTTTTAATCCTTTTGGTGCCATATTGTTCTCCTTTTAGAAACCCCCACCACTAAAAAGCAGTGGGGGTTTTATAAATGGTTATAGTCTGCAAAGCCCTTTATTTAGGTGAGTGTCGTACCACTCTGAGCGCCGCCAAGAATGAAAGCTCTCCAATCATAGAACCCTGCACTCCAACGAGCATATCCTGACCACTCAAGGTTGCGAGACTTATTAATAACCTCGTTAGAAACATCAAGCGGTACACGATCATAGAATACGCCTGCGTTGAAGTCGCGCTGTGCTTCCGAACTCATAAGGATGTAAGGGTTCGTTCCTGCTGCTGCTTCCCACCTGTGATCTAT